TGGACCGATCCGGCGCGCAATTCAAACACGACTTCCGTCTTGCGCGGGTCGGCTTGTGTCGGCCAGCTGATCTTGTGGGTGATAAGACCCTCGGGCGCGGCAAACAGAAGCTTGCCCCGGTCGGGACGCCCGACAATGCGCGGGGCCGAGGCCATCAGTGCGTCAAAGTCGATCCCGAAATCCTCAAAGATCAGGCGGGTGTTTTCCACATGGTCGATGTCGATTGCACAGGTGCGCGACGGGCCGTGCAGCAGGCCCATGTTGTGCGACGGGTTGGCTTCGAAGTAATCCCGCGCCTGCCCCGGATCGGACAGCGCCCGCTCGGGCTTCTGCCAACCAAACTGCGTCGGCCCTTTGGTTCCGGCTGGAATGGCAACAAGATACCATCCCAAGCGGGAGCAATAAGCCTCGCCCCAATCTGCCGGGGTCATTCCTGTGTCGCCCCCTTGAGGTAGTCGGACAGCTTGCGCCAAGTGGTGACGCTGATGGCCTCGTCACCATCGGCGATTCGCTTGACCGTGGGGTGGGTCAAACCCGATCTTTCGGCAACGACAGTCAAACGACGATCCTTCAGCAAGTCCCGGATTGTGGCGAGGGGTAGCAGGTCCATGTCGATTTTCCCTTTCATGGGGTAAAGATTTTTCTTGACCCTACCGATTTGCATCCTTATGGTCAAGCGTGTTGGATGAGATGAAAAGGAGTGCCCCATGGGGGACAATGTCGAAGCCCTGGCGCAGGGCTGGCTTGAAGCCAAGCGCGCCGAAACCCAAGCAAACGAGTTGCGGCTGAAGATCGAAGTGCAGATTTGCGCGGCGCTTGAAGTCCGCGATGAAGGGGCAATCACCCACAAGCTGGAAGGCTTCAAGGTGACGCTCACGCAGCCCATAACCCGCAAGGTTGACGAGGCTGCATGGGCTGCTGTTGTCCACAAGGTTCCCGCCGATCTTGCCCCGGTCAAGACCAAGATCGAGGCCGATGCGACGGGTATGAAGTGGCTGCAAGAGAACAAGCCTGCGATCTGGAACAAGATCGCCAGCGCGTTCACCACGAAGCCCGGCAAGGTTGCCGTGAAGGTCGAGGTGGTATGATGGCAATCAACCTCTCAACCCTGTCCCGCCCCAAAGCTGACCGGCCTATCATCTGCACCCTGTTCGGGGAAGGGGGCATGGGCAAGACCACGCTGGCCGCGATGTTCCCGAAACCGGTCTTCATCAGGACGGAAGACGGCACGGCCAGCCTTGTCGGGAATGAGGATGTCAGCCTGTTCCCGGTGGCGCAGACTTATCAGGACGTGCTGGATGCAATCGAGGCCCTTGCCACGCAGGAGCACGACTACAAGACGGTCGTGCTGGACAGCATCACTCAGCTTGCCACGCTGATCGAGGCAGAAATCGTCGCGGCAGACCCCAAGGCCAAGTCCATCAATCAGGCCGGTGGGGGCTACGGCGCGGGGTATAACACCGCTGCCGAACGCCACCGCCAAGTCCGGGAATGGATGGGCGCGCTGGCCTATGAGCAGGGTATGAACGTCGTGTTCATCGGCCATGCTGACACCGAAACGCTGGACCTGCCGGATATGGATGCCTTCGGGCGCTATACGGTTCGGATGCACAAGAAGTCGATCCCGCACTACACCGACAATGTGGACCTTGTGGCGTTTATCCGCCTCAAGACCTTCACGCGGGGCGACGGCGACAAGAAGCGCGCGATCAGCACCGGGGAGCGGGAAATCATCTGCTATCCCCAGGCATCCAGCGTGACGAAGAACCGCTTCGGCGTGACCCAACCCATCGCCTTCACATTTGACGGCGGCAATCCCTTCAATGAATTCGTAGCGAAGTAAGGAGAAAGAAACATGATGGACCTCGGTGGCTTTGATGCCAACACAGTCGAACCCAATGCCCCCCGCGAAGTGCTGCCTGCGGGGTGGTATAAGTGCGTATTCACCAAGTCGGAAGAAAAGCCGACAAAGGCGCAGACCGGCAGCTATTTGCAGATGAACGCCGAAATCATCGAAGGCGAGCATCAGGGCAAGTCGCTGACCGAGCGGTTGAACCTGAACAACCCGAACGTGACGGCGGTCGAGATTGCCCAGCGCACCCTGTCCGCGATCTGCCGGGCCGTGGGCGTCATGACCCCGCGCAACAGCGACGAGTTGCACGACAAACCGCTGATGGTGAAGGTCAAGGTCAAGGCCGCGCAAGGCGACTACGGCGCAAGCAATGAAATCGAGGGTTACGAGGCCGTGTCAGGCGGCGCAGCCAAGACCGAAGCCAAGGCGGGCGGGTCAACGCCCCCGTGGAAGCGCGGCAAGTAGTCTATTCAGAAGTCCGGCCCTGAGGGGCCGGATCACTGAGTGGAGTAGGAAGCGCAATGGACCTCGACAAATATGCAAAGTTGCCAACGGTAACGGCGATCTTCGATCACTATGAGAAGACGAGAAAGAACGGCAATCGCCTCCACTTGGGCGGCAGCCAGATCGGCAAGGATTGCGACCGGGCGATCTGGTATGCGTTCCGTTGGGCCTGGGCCGAACCGATTGAGGGACGCATTTGCCGCCTGTTCGAGACGGGCGACCTTGAGGAAACCCGCTTGATAAAGAACCTTCGGGACGTGGGCTGCACTGTCTGGGATCGTGACCCCGAAACGGGGCGGCAAGTCCACTTTACCGCCCATGGCGGTCACTTCGGGATCAGCCTGGACGGTGTGATTGAGGGGCTGCGGGAAAGCGCACAGCCGCATGTCCTTGAATTCAAGACCATGAACGACAAGAACTTCAAGGCATGTTCGGCGCGGGGGGTCGAACTGACCCAGCCTGTCTATTGGGTGCAGGTCCAAGTCGGGATGCACCTTTCCGGCTTGAAGCGGGCGCTGTTCATGGCTGTCAACAAGAACACCGATGAAATCTATGGCGAGCGGATCAAGTATGACGAGGCCGTGGCGCTGAAGGCTATGGCACGGGCCGAGTCCATCATTTTTTCCGATACGCCACCGGGAAAGATCGGGCCGGATGAAAGCTTCTGGGGCTGCAAATTTTGCAGCTTTGTGAATGTCTGTCATCGGGGGCAGTTGCCGGACGTGAATTGCCGGACTTGCGCCCATTCTACGGCGGAACAGGACGGGACTTGGTCCTGCGCCCGGCACGGCGAAACAGCGCCGGGGCAACTTGGCTGCGATGACCATATCTGGAACAACCACATCATGCCGTGGGAAGTCTCGGACGCGGGAGACGACTGGATTGAATACACCACGGAGCACGGCGAAGTGATCCGCAATCATCCTGGCACCAGCAAGGAGTTGAAAGCCCGTGGCGTTTGAACTTCGCGACTACCAGAAAAAGGCGGTGGACGCTCTTTACGACTATTGGGCGCAAGGCAAGGGCGAGAACCCCTTGATCGTGGCCCCGACCGGATCGGGCAAGACCGCCATCATCGCCCAGATCGTGCGGGACGCCATGTCATTCCCCGGCACTCGGGTCTTGATCGTAACCCACGTCAAGGAACTGCTGACCCAAGGGGCGAAGGGGCTGTTGTCACTTTATCCTGAAGCCGAGATAGGATTCTACAGCGCCAGCATCGGGCAGAAGCGGCTGGACAAGCCCATCACCTTCGCGGGTATCCAGAGCGTGTGGCGGCGGGCCTATGACATTGTTCCGGCACCTGACCTTGTGCTGATAGACGAAGCCCACATGCTGCCCAAGAACGCGGAAACCCGGTATGGGCAATTCATGTCAGACCTTCGGGTCTGCAACAGCGCGGTCAAGATTGTTGGCCTGACCGCCACGCCTTACCGGCTGGACAGCGGAATGCTTCACGAAGGCGAAGGGGCAATCTTTGACGGCATTGCCCACGACATTCCCATAGCGATGCTGATGGAACAAGACTACCTGTCCACGGTAATCAGCAAGGGCGGCGTCAAGCAGATCGACCTAAGCAACGTTCACATGCGCGGCGGGGAATTCATCGAAAGCGAACTTGCAACCGCCGCTAGTGATCCTGAACTGGTCAAGGCCACGGTTGCCGAGATTGTTTCACTTGGCAAGGATCGGAAGTCGTGGCTGATTTTCGGGTCTGGCGTCAATCATGCCGAGATGCTGGAGGCCGAGTTTCGCAACCACGGCATCGGCTGCGCCGTAGTGACGGGCGCGGACGGGATGAAGGACAGGGACACGCGGGTTGAGGCGTTCAAACGCGGAACGCTACGTTGCCTGATCAATGTGAACGTCCTGACCACGGGCTTTGATGCCCCCGGTGTCGATCTGGTGGCCCTCGTCCGCGCCACGGCCAGCACGGGGCTATATGTGCAGATGGTGGGGCGCGGGACACGCATTGCCCCAGGCAAGACCGATTGCCTGATCCTGGACTACGGCCAGAACGTCACGCGGCACGGCTTCATTGATCAGGTGAAGCCCAAGAAAGGGCCAAAGGAGGCCGGAGGGGTTGCCCCGACCAAGACCTGCCCGAGTTGCCAAATGATCAACCACGCTGCGGTGCGGACATGCATCGAATGTGGCTTTGAATTTCCGGCCCCGGAATTCAACCATGCAACTCGGTCCTATGAAGGGGCAATCCTGTCCAGTCAGGTGCAGTCGGAATGGGTTGAGGTGGACAGCGTCGCCTATCAGCTTTGGAAAAAGGAAGGCAAGCCGGACAGCGTCCGCGTGACCTACCATTGCGGTATGGTGACGATCAGTGAATGGCTTTGCCCTGACCATGGCGGCTATGCTGCCAGCCGCTATCACGCCCGCATGAAGGTCTTGGGCGCAACAGGCATGACCACGGTTGCCGCGCTTGGGGAATGCACGATGTGGAACTGGCCGAGCCGAATCAAGATTAAGCCCAACGGCAAATTCCATGACATTGTCCAGTTGGACTATCGCCCTTCCGAAAAGAAAGAAGCCAAATTCTATGACGAAGAATCCATCCCATTCTGAGCACAACGAACAGGCCGGGCTGGTCGCATGGTTCCGGTCGAAGTTCCCCGGCGTTCTGATCTATGCCGTCCCCAACGGGGAACACCGCGCCATAAGCGCGGCCAAGCGATTGAAGGCAGAAGGAGTTGTTCCTGGCGTTCCTGACCTTCACATTCCCGCGTGGAATCTGTGGGTCGAAATGAAGCGGGCAGACGGCGGAAGGCTGTCCCGCGAGCAATCCAATATGATCTGTTATCTAGAAGGCATCGGTCACAAGGTGGTAGTCGGACGCGGGGCTAAGGATGCTTCGCGGCAAATACTTGAGCATCTGAACCAGTAGCCTCCAACTTCCTCAACGCCTCAATCCGCATCAGCAGCGCCATGTAAGTTGCGCTATTCATCTCGCCGAGCGAGGCCCGCAGCGCGTGGCACTCGGCCACCGTGGCGCAGCGGCGGATGGCTTCGGAGGGGGTCATTGGGGCTCCGAACGCGCAATGCCGAGAAGCAGGTCGCGGAACTCTGGCGGGGTGCCTATGCGATGATGGTTGTCCTT